CGAACCAAAAACTGATTGGGCTATCACAGATAGCTTCAATTTTGAGGATTACAACCGAATTAAAAACAACATTGCTTATCTTCGCGAAAGGGCATTGTCGTTTTATTCTACAGTACCATTTGAAGATATGGGTTCTGATAAAATTGGATATAATGAATTCCCGTATGCAGAAGAATTTAATCGGCTAGAAGACAATTTAGAGTTATTAAGAAATAGCACATTTATATTTAATAATGAAGAAAAAAAGACTTGGTATGCAAATGAGAAAACGCCTGATTTTGAAGACTTCAATCGGATTGAGCGTATCTGCTTAGATTATTATAATGGATTGCAGAGATATAGACCGCGCAGATTAAGCATAACGTTAGGCATGGCAACAACAGATTTGAAAATATAAAGGTAAGAGGTGAAGAAAATGGCATATACACCATTAAGAACGGATTTCAAAGATGATATTTTGGATTCATCGAATTACAAGAGAAAATACAAGCAAGTTGCAAACAATGATGGTACATTTTCCTTTCAGGATGAAACCACCTATCAACAAGTTGGTAGTGATTACGGGGCAAAAGAGGTAAATGAAGAGCGTGAAGCAATCAATAATATTTACGAAAATAAACTTGTTGCGCTTGATGATGTTGCGCTTGTTACAGAGGAAGGATTCTTCGTAGATGCACTGGCAGTTAAAGAGTTAAATAGCAATTTAGTAAATATAAATTCCAAAATAACAACCACGAATGCGAATTTAACCAAAACTAACACTGTTTTAGAAAACAGAAAACCAATAATCATTGATTCAACTGTGCAAGGAACAGTAAATTTGGATACCAAGAGCTTTTTGAAGGCTGGCGTTACATATGCTTTTATCGTTATAGTTTCCTCCAATATCAGCAGCGAAAACTATAAACAGGAAATCGCTTGTGCATTAAACAATGTAAATATGGGAAATAACGGAAACTATTACAAATTAGTTTCTACTTTTGCAGGAAAATGTAGTAAAGGCGATAAGATTCATATTACTTCGTTCAAAAATGGAGGCGCATGGACTCTTTTTGCGACAAGAGCTATTTTTATACCAGTTAGCTAAAATAAGCCGTTGATACAATCATTACGAATGAGGCACTATCTGTACCGCTGATATATACTCTACCATTTTTTATGTATATACGCGCTTGTGTTCCAGCAGATCCACCATTATGCATAGCTATCGGAATAAGACACTCGTATGTGTTATAACCATTTGGTGTCATTCCTGACGGGACATTTCCTAGATATTGATCGTTTGCAAATTTTCCATTATCTGAAAATCTTATCGATCCAGCAACAAATACCACATGACCTATTTTGCGAAATTTTAGCTTTTCTGAAAGATTATTTGCAGTCATATATTTCCAACCAGAATCGGCAGTTGCCGTTTTCAAATTGGTATTTGTAGTTGCTAATTCTGTGCTCAAAGCAGATATTTTTGTATTTGCTTTTGTTAAATTGCTACTTAATTCAGTACGCCAGTTGCTATACTGAAAGCAAAAAAGGAGCAACGTATGGAAGCAAAAATAATGGATGTATTGCGAAGAATGCAGCTGATTCTTGATGAAGTACAGCTGCGGGAGCTAAAAGAAGTGCTACAGATGACATTTACCGGGTGCAGAGTAATCCAGGAAACGGACCTGCAGGTTGTAGACAGGAGCTGGGAAGTGGATCTGGAAGAGTTTCTGATGAGTAAAGCACTGGAAGGAAAAGCATCAAAGACAGTGAAGCAATATCGGTATGAACTGGTTCGGTTACTGACCTATATCAATAAGCCAGTGAAGAACATAGATTCTGGAGATATTTCTGGATTCATGCGGGCTTATAAAATGATCCGCAAGGTAGCAAACCAGACACTAAAGAATGTCCGGGCAGTGTATAGCAGCTTCTTCGGATGGCTGCGAGATCGTGACCGGATTCGGAGAAATCCGATGGTGCTGGTGGAATCTATAAAAGTAGAAAAGAAGATCCGGAAACCATATACTGATGAAGAACGGGAGCGGATGCTGCGTAAATGCAACAGTCTTCGGGATAAAGCGTTACTAGAATTCCTATATAGCACAGCAGTCAGAGTATCGGAGCTTTCAGAGATTAACAGGGAAGATATCCGGTATTCGAATAAAGAGCTGATTGTATATGGAAAAGGAGCGAAAGAAAGGACGGTGTACATCAATGAACGAACCAACATGTA